CTGTGACGCCGTGTAGGGTGCCGGGGCCAGCGATCGACGGCGGTCCATATCCGCAGGTCAGATGCACGCCTACATGCACTAACGTCGATATTGAAGCTCTCCCACGTATCGCTTCCGGAGAACCCACGGGACATCGACTGTCAACAATATCGACGTATTGATAGCCCTTTATATAGTGAGAGGGAAAAACAAGCGCGAAGTCTGTTCGGAAGAGAAGACCGGGCGAGGCCCAACAGCCACGAAAAGCCTCGCCCGGCCGCCCCAGCAAGGGGCATGCACTCTCGCCCCCCCCCTGCTAGGAGCTGTACACGATTCTACGACATCGTTCAAGCTCGCACAAGCCACTAAGGGGGGCAAGTTGGGTCTTAATCGCCGAGAAGGGGACGGGAGGGGCTCGACCGGGGCGAAGACCGCATGCGGGACGCTCCGGGACGCCGGTTCGACTCCGGCCGTCTCCACCGCCTGTTAACACTGTTGGTATCATCAGAACAGGCACTCCTCCCGCCCAATGAACGAGGGGCGCCCCGGTGTGAGGTGTGTGAGGCATGCACCTAACGCTAGCGCCGCTGGGGCGCCCCTCCCATACTCTTAAACCCTCAACGGATGGCCGGTTGGGCACGACCGGTATGCCCGCTGAGGTTCTCACTGCACTGGCAAGTCCTTAAAAAACCAGACTGCTAGCCCTCAGTACGGGCATACCGGAAGCGGTAGGAAGTTCAAACCGTAGATCCCACAGGGCATCTACGAGAGGCACACCCTACTGAAAGCCGGAGGGCTAGGAGAGCGTGGGGGACGAGTCATTGGGGTTCGAGTAGGCCGTAGAACGCCCCAGAAGGTAATGCAGTCCGCCTTGTGCTTTGAGACGCTAATCTACGGGCTAGCAACAAGCTAGTGATGCTCCTAAAGTGCCATAAGTGTCTCCTCTGCACAGTAGAGGGGTGCTAGAGACACCTCTAGCACATTGCTAACTACCCTTCTCATACTTCCGGGAGCCCCTTAAGGCTTCGGGATTAGTGTGCCCTCAGCACTGAGAGGTATCGATGAAGTACCTATGGCTTCTGGTCAACGGAGTCGGTTGGATCGTCTTCCTCGCTGGGTGGCTTACGGCGTTCATCTTCTGGATGAGCTTCCAGCCGACGAAGTGGCCTGCGTGGGCGTACGGCCTCTCTTTAGCTCTCATCAGTGGGGGCTTTCTCGTCATCTGGGTTTCTGCCGGCGCCCTCGTAGAGGGCTTCCCGTCATAAGGAGGCTGGATGCCGCGCGTTGAAATCCATCGTGGCGGTGACGCCGTGATCCTCGACTCCGATGATTGCGACATCTCCGATCTGGTCAAGCTGGCTAAGCAGATCCTTCAGGACACTCTCCCCGAGCAGAAGGGGAAGCTTGAAGGGGGCACCGGCTTCGCTTCTGAAATCCAAGTGTGGGGATGACGCAGAACCCATCGTTCCCGCCTCAATAGCTTCACACAGACGCGAGAGATCCCCCAGGAGGTACGGATGAGTCTCAGGAAGGCCCCGGCCGATCGTAGTAATAGGGAGAAGCCTGTCTACCCAGACATGCTCCTGGAGCCTTCTGACGGCGTTCTCCGGGGACCAGAGCTTCCGAAGGGCTACAAGTGGTGCGGCATCACGAAGGGCTGGTGGAACCAGCTCCGTGAGTCGCCTCAGGCCCGGATGTTCAAGCCCTCTGATTGGGCACATCTGCTCGACACCGCACTCTTGCATAACCGGCTTTGGGGGGAACCAGAGCTGAAGCCCTCTGAGCAGGCGTCTCTTGCTTCCGAGATCCGCCGGCGGCTCGAACGTTACGGATTCACTTGGCCCGACCGCCGGAAGTATGGCATCAACATCGCCGATCCGGAAGATGTGGTCGAAGGAGCTGAGGCGTTGACGAAGCAAGCAGGGCGTCGGTCGGCTATCGACTACCGGAAGAAGCTCGATGGATTAGCATAACGGACCCCAGGAGGGTCGAAAATGGATGGCCCTCAGGGCTTTGATCTTCCCTCGTTGGAGGACTTCACCTCAGGTAGGTTGAAGACACTTGGATGGCAGGTCCTCGATTGGGGATCTGCGATGCTGGGACAACCAGATGGCGAGTTCAAGGGCAAACCGTGGGAATACACCCCTGAGCAAGCCCTCTTTATTCTCCGTTGGTACGCGGTAGACGAGAACGGCAAGTTCATCTATCGCCGTGCGGTGCTGGAAAGGGTTAAGGGCTGGGGAAAGTCGCCTCTCGTGGCCGCGATCTGCTGCACCGAATGTTTCGGACCGGTGCGGTTCGATGGCTGGGATGCTAACGGTGAGCCCGTCGGCCGCCCGGCATACTCGCCACTCGTCCAGATCGCAGCGATCTCGGACTCGCAGGCCGACAACACGATGGTACTCGTCGGCGCGATGCTGGCTGAAGGCCCCGCCGCTGACGAGATCCCCGGCCTCGACATCATGCTATCGAAGGTTGTTGGCGCGGGTAATCGGAAGATTGAGAAGGTCACCGCTTCACCGCGAGGCCGAGAAGGTAACCGAGCCACTTTTATAGTGATGGATGAGACCCACTTGTGGGTCCCAGCGGAGTTCGGGCCAGAGCTGGCCAGCGCCCTTCGTCGTAACGCCGCGAAGATGAATGCGCGGACGATTGAGACTACAAACGCTCACGCTCCAGGTGAGATGAGTGTTGCCGAAGCGTCGTACAACGCATTCTTGAAGATGCAGAGCGGCCAAACTTACGACAAGGGCCTCCTCTTCGACACAGTAGAAGCACACGTCGAGGACATCTACGACAAGAAGCAAGCGATGCCGGCGCTCGAGCGCGTTTACGGAGATGCTTCGACTAAGCGCGGTGGCTGGGTGGACCTTGAGCGCATCTTCGCTGAGATTTGTGACCCTGACACGCCTGAGCATGTAGCACGTCGATTCTACTTCAATGAGAAGATCGAAGGTAAGTCGACGTGGCTGAGACAGCGTGAATGGAATGCGTGTCACGTTCCGACTCTCACTTGGGAACCCGGTGAGAAGTTCGCACTCGGTTTTAAGGGTCAGATTCGCAACGGTGCGGCTTCCATTGTTGCGTATCGACTTGAGGATGGTGCGCTTCTCAACTTTGGGCACTGGGAAAAACCCGAGAACGCAGAAGCGGACTGGGAGGTGCCTTTCGCCAGTGTGGATGCGCGACTCCGCCGCCTGCTTCAAATGGATGAGTGCACGAAGCTAGTCGCGGACCCCGAGAACTGGCAGGAGATCATCGGTCGCATTTACGCCGACTTCCCTGAGAAGGTCGAGGAGTTGTGGTTGACCAAGAACAGGGCGAAGGCTATTCGAGTGTATGAGCAATTCGAGACTTCTGTCAAGCAGCGTCGGTTGAAGTGGTCTGATCCGAACATCTCCCGCCATGTAATGTCGTGTCACGCCGAAGAGGTCCCATCGGGAGACCCGACGAAGCCGGCTTTCATTATCCGTAAGGAGACACCGCACTCGACGCGGTATATCACTGCTGCCCAAGCAGCAGCCCTCGCCCTGGAGGCGGGTGTCCTCTCGATCGAAGAGGGCGCGCTGAAAAAGGTCAGCAAAGAGATTTGGAGCTACTAGGAGGCTACCCCGTGGCCGACCTTGAGGTCGGCAGCCGGGATTGGTGGCTTGACCGCCTTAGTCGCAGGCTTGCCGACCGTCAGGAACGGTACAGGAAGCGTAACGATTGGGCGATCGGAAACCACCCGCTGCCAGATGGAGACCAGCGTTACGTTAAGGCGCTGCGGCAACTACAGAAACAGGCCCAGACAAACTACGTTGGATTGGCGATCAACGCCGTTACCCAGCGAATGAAGGTCCGAGGCTTGAAGATCAGAGGGGAGGTCGATGAAGACGCGAAGAAGCTGTGGAAGGCGAACGAGATGGAGTACCAAGCTCCAATCGCCATCCACGATGCAGCTCGCCTGTCTGACACTTACGGTCTTGTATCCCCTCCGGACGACGACAGTGGCATCCCGATCATAACGATCGAGGACCCTACGACGTGCATTGTAGAGCCCGACCCAATGCGACCCCTGAGGTCTCTTGCTGGGCTAAAGATCTATGAAGATCCTGTCCTGGGCAAGACTATCGCCATTCTCTATCTGCCAAACGAGATCCACCGAGCATCAGCTCCGTTGCACACGGACCTTCCCGCAGGGGATCGTATCCAGCGAGAACGGGAGTTCTTCGTCCGCCATGACTGGGAGTGGGAAGAGAGTTTCCCCAACCCATTCGGAGAGGTCCCACTCGTCCGGGGCGTCTGGCAGCCGGCGACGGAGTTGGCTGAGTGTGAGGGTGGCGGTTTTGAGATCCAAGCACGGATCAACCACACGACCCTCAACCGGTTGATCATCTCTAAGCACCAGGCGTATAAGCGCATCCTTCTGAGCGGGGTCGAGAGGGGTGCGAAGTATGACCCCGGTGCCGATGCGATTTGGTTCAGCGAGAATGATTCCGCTAAGGCCCAGGTCATTGATGAGACTGATATTAAGCCGATCCTCGAAGCGATTCGGGATGATGTCGGTGACTTCGCGGCCACCGTCCAGACTCCAGTCTCTTACCTGACTAACAAGCTCAGCAACGTCAACGGTGACACCTTATACCAGGCATCTGTGTCGTTCGCTGGGAAGGTCAAGAACCGGATGAACTCGATGGGGCTGTTCTTCGAGCGGCTCCACCGTATCGCTTTCAAGCTTATGGCTCCACAAAAGGCCGATGAGCCTGACATGGAGATCATGTGGGACAACCCCGAGATCTTCACTCTGGTCGATCTCGGGGACTTTGTGGCGAAGTTCGCTGCGGTTCCAGGGCTCCTGCGGCTCGCTCTGGAGCGTGCCGGATTCACGAATGACGAGATTGAGATGGCGCTGCAAGAGGCTGAGCGAGTCCGACAGGAAGAGATGGCCATGAAGGAGAAGGAACTTCAGGCCAAGATGCAAAGACTCAGTTCACCACCCCAGGAGGGTACTAGCAATGCCTGATGGCAACGACGTCCAGGAGACGCAGGTCGATGAGACCAACACCGGCACTGAGGATATGGGTGCCGAGTCTAACGAGTCCACCACGGCCCAGAGCAATGATGGACTCCCTGACGACCCTGAGGAGCTGAAGAAGGCAGTTTTTCGGCTCCGCAGGGAGAACGCTTCGTGGCGTACGAAGCTGCGGGAGCTGGAGAAGAACTTCCAGGAGACAAAGGCTGCCGCTGATTCGAAGAAGACTGATCTCGAAAAGCTCCAGGAGCAGGTCGCCCAGCTTGCGGCCGAGAACAAGCGATTTAAGCAGCTTGAGGCTGCCAAGGGGATTGCGAAGGAGTTCAGTCTTCCCATCGATCTCGTTGAGTTCGTCGTTGCCGACGACGAGGACGAGATGCGCGAGAGAGCAGAGAAGCTGGCCGCGCAGATCATGAAGTCGAAGCCGAAGGCCACCGCCGATGGTATGGGTGCTGGGAGGCGTGGCTCGGCTCCGCAGAAGGCAAATGCGTGGTTCGAGGCCCTTCTACGTGGGGAATGAGGTAAATGACCAACTACACCGCTACTATGTCGCGAGCGAACGCGAACACGCGGACGGCTCGGGAGATTCCCGAGACCGTTGCTCGTGAGATCATCAAGGATGTTGTCGAGGGCTCCGCGGCCCTCCAGCTTGGCCGGGTTTTCCGGATGCCGGCTTACCAGCACCGCATTCGAGTGCTGGCGGCGCTGGCTGATGCCTACTGGCTGCATGGTGACTCCACCGACACTCGGGGCGGCACCGGGACCGGTACCCAGGCCGACAAGGACTCGGCCGTGAAGAGCCGGACCAAGCTCGAATGGGACAACGTTTACGTCACTCCGGAGGAGATCGCTGTACTGGTGCCCATCCCGGACGCATGGATGGCTGACAGCGACATCTCGTGGGGCGAGGTCCGCCAGGAGGTTGTTCGGGCGATCTCCCGCAAGATTGACGAGGCTATCTTCTTCGGTGCTGGCAACGTTCCTACGACCTTTGGTCCAGGTCTGGTGCCGGCCGCCATCGCCAACAACATGTACGTCGTTGAGGGCACTGGTGCGGCCGAGGGTGGCCGGGATCAGGGCAACGACCTGTCTCTGGACATCGCGACACTTGGCGAGCTGCTTGACTCGAAGGGTTACGACCTGACCGGTTACGCCACTTATCGTAGTTTCAAGTGGCGTTTGCGCAGGTTGCGTGACGCTGATGGTCAGCCGATCCTCTTCGAGCGTGACGGCAGTTTCGCTCTGTACGGCGAGCCCATGCGCGAGGTCGGCAACGGCTCGTGGGACAAGACCCAGGCCACCCTTCTGGCTGGTGAGTGGGACAAGCTGGTTATCGGCATCCGGCAGGACATCACCTTCGATGTGTTCGACCAGGCTGTCCTCACTGACCCGTCGACCGGCGCTGTGGTCTACAACTCGGTCGAGCAGGACGGCAAGGTTCTGCGCGCTGTGATGCGGATTGGCTACGCTGTCCCGAATCCGGTCAAGGTTCTCGGCGGCGAGTTCCCGTTCGCGGTCCTCAC